ATTCCCATCGGCATGCTGCGCGCTGCTGTTGAGGAACGTTTGACCCTGTTGTACATCGCTGCTGATAAGGATCTCCGCGATCTGACCTATCAGGAATGCATTAGCTTCGGCCTTGCAGATCCTCTCAAGGTGCACATTAAGGGCGAGTTGACGAAAATCGACAAGCTTGGACGGTGCATCTTTGGTCATGCGATTGTGGATCGATTTGTTTGGCAGGTCATTTTCAATGACGTTTTGCAACAGCTCCCCGCAAAATGGCTTAGCCCCTTTAATGTTTCATCTGTCGGCATTGATTTTAACAAATCTGCTGAATTTATGGAACTGATTAGGAACTTTAAGTGCAATTTGAAAGACGGTGAATTTCTGGCCTCAGATGATGTCCAAGGCTGGGAATACATGTTTAACCAAACGTGTTACCGTGCATTCTTTGCTGCTTATCGTAAGGTTGCCGGCGTGGACCCAAGTACCATCATTTCAAGGATTCTTAAATCCGCAGAGTCTATCATAGAGAAGCCTGCGGTCGTTGCGCTTTCTGACGGGAAGCTCATCCAATTGCCCACTGAGATCATGCTTAGCGGTTGGCTGCTAACACATTTGGCTAACACCATTGTGCGTGCGGCTACTGCAGAGCTGGTTGCTGACAAAGAGATGCGAGTGCCTTACGGAACTTTCATCTTGCCACAGAAGGCGAATGGGGATGACGATGTCGGTCGAGCTACGGTCCACTCCGTGCCTAACTATCAAAGGTTGGGCCTGGTGGTGACGCCGGAAACTTGCTCGGATAGCGCAGTCTGTTTCTGTTCACAACTTTTCACTCCTGAAGGCTCATATCCTGAAAAGGTACATAAGATGTTCGCGAATTTCACGTTCAACGCATCGAATACCGCCCAGGTCTCTCAGATCCGTTCCCTCTTGGTGAATCACCCTAAGTACATGTCGCTTGTCGCCTTAATTGACGTCTTGCATGATTGTGCGGTGGATGATGAGCTGATTGAGGTTATGGCGTACTTGGAGGCCGACGGCCCGGGATTTGTAGCCGCATGACCGTTTGTGCGGCACAAAGGATTGGAAAGAAATGACCAAGAAACGAAACGCAAAAGGGGCTAAGAAGGCAGTCCGGATTAGAGGGAAAGGTGATTATTTAGAAGATGATCGCCAAGTACTTCAGAATGTTCTATCAAAGGTTAACGCCATTGATTCCCGCATTCCTAATACGGCCGGTTTGGCGAAGCGTGCTGGTGGCATGCTTGGCGGTCTTATTGGTCAGGGCCATCTCGGTGAGATGGCCGGAGGTGCTCTCGGCAAGTTATTCGGACTTGGCGACTACACGCTCAAAACAAATTCCCTCATGTCAGTGGGGAAAGTCGATGGTAATACGGTTCCCGTCTTTTCTAAAGATGGGAAGCGTGGAATTCGCGTCGTAGAACGCGAGTACCTTGGGGATGTTTTCTCAGGAGCTCTTTCGGGAGCTGCTACAGTGTTTAACAATGCTGTGTATCCTTTGAATCCCTCTAATGCCAGTACTTTCCCATGGCTCTCAAAGATCGCTGTTCAGTTTGATCAATGGGAGCCTAATGGAATTGTGTTTGAGTTCGTGTCGACCTCTAGTGAATTCAACGGAACCTCCCAAGCTTTGGGAGCTGTTATTGCAGCCACGGATTACAACTCTACTGATGCACCTTACGTAAGCAAGCAAGAAATGGAGAACGCAGATTATGCGAACTCCACGAAAGCTGCTATGAGTTTGGCGCACGGTATTGAGTGTGATCCTAATGAGCGCATTACTAAGCTCCTTTATACAGGGCCTACTCCAACTAATGACAACATCAACCTCTATAACTTAGGTAACTTTCAAATAGCTACTCAAGGAATGAGTGTTGCTGGTGTCAATTTGGGTGAGCTTTGGGTGAGCTACGATATCTCCTTCTTCAAGAAACAACTCAATTCAACTTTGCAGGGTTTTCAGACGTATCAATACTCGACTACCCTCACGACGCAATTGCCTCTTGGAGTTCCCGTGAGTGTCTATGGACAATTCCAATTGATACCTGTTGTTGGTTTCAATGGAAGATATGCTTTCCCACTCAATGCTCCACTTGGTAGGTATTCCTGCATTTGGTACATGCTCGGTGCCTCTGGCCCGTCCAGTACTGTTGCGGGAATTTCAGGAGTTTCCATCTTGGATTCCTCGATTACCTCTCCC